ACGATGTCCGCAGCGGATCTGGCCCAATGGCTGGATCTGCTGCGGGCCCTGCTCAACGCCTGGAATGCGGATCGACGCGCCGTGTATGCGACCGCGTTTGATACGTATACGCTCGTGCCGAATCTCTTCCCGCATACCATCGGGCCGACGGGGACGTTTACGACCACGGCACGCCCGGTGGACATTGACGGGGCGAACCTGATCCTGCCGGCGACGACGGTGAACTTCAACGGGCAGATCACGATTCGGGATGCGCAGTGGTGGCTGAATCAGTCGGTGCCGCAGTTGACCTCGGACATTCCGACCGACCTGTATTACCAGCCGGATTATCCAAACGGCAAGATTTTCTTCTGGCCGGTGCCCTCGACCGCGTATGACGTGCAACTGATGACGCGGGTGCTGCTCGATGACGTGGTGACGACGGCGAGCAGTTTTGAACTGCCGCCCGGTTATTACGATGCGATCCGGCTCAGTCTGGCGGAAAAGGGTCAGCGGCCGTGGGCGCGGCCTCCAGACATCACGCTGATCAACGATGCGAGTAAGGCGCGGGCGGTGATCTTCGACAACAACGTGGAGATTCCCCGGCTCCGCACGAAGGATCCCGGGATGACCCCCGGCAAGGGCGGATTCACCGCTGATTTCAACTGGTTAAATGGCCAAATTGTCTAAGGAGTTCTGATGGCTGTCCTGTTCGTGCCGTTGCAGAAGATCATGCAAGGGCTGACGGCCCAGAACGCCGTGGCCGTGCTGCCGGATGACTACATCGGCCGCTATGTCGAATCGACGTTCTATGTGGTCTGGGACCATACCTCGGCGGCTGGGTCGGTGGTCGTGGAGACCGCGCACAGTCCGACCTATGCGGGGACGTGGGCCAACCTGGCCACGGCGAACTGGTCTGCGATTGACAAGATTACGAGCATTTCAATTTCCGGCGTCTACGCTGCGGTGCGGGTGCGGATCGCCACGGCGGTGACGAGCGGCACGGTAGATGTGTGGGTCTTGGCCTCAGATTCGTAAGGAGTGACGCGTGGCAAAATCCAGTTCCAGTGAACTACTGCAGCAGGTAGACGAGGCATTCGAGACCACGGAGCAGAAAGCGGAGGCGCTGCAGTCGGTGCAGGCGTCGGCCTCTGCGGCGATTGCCGAGAAGCAAGCCGAACTCGCGGCGGTGCAGCAGACGCATGGCGCCTACGTCGAAGAGGCCGAGACGGCCTATCGGGATGCGCGTGTGGCGCTCGAGCGGCTGCAAGGCCAACTGAACGAGCGTATTGGCGTGGCGGTGAATCCTCGCGTCATTGTGCGCGGATGACCACCCGCATCGGTGGGGTCGCGGAAGTGACCTCCAGCGCCTTCCGGCTGCAATCGAATCAGTCGGAGGTGAAGCATACGGCCGTCGCCGTCAGTGCCACCGGTACGATTGTGGCGGCGGTGCCGGGGAAGAAGATCAGCGTCTTAGCCTTCGCGCTGACATCGAGCGGCATCGTCAATGTGAAGTTCCAATCCCATACGACGGGCGATGTCTCGGGCTTGTTCTACGAGATTGCGAATACCGGCTTCGTGCTCGGCCCGAATGAGTGGGGCTGGTTTGAGACGGTCACGGGCGAGGCGCTGGATATTAATCTGTCAGCCGGGGTGCCGGTGGGTGGCGTGCTGACGTATGTGGAGGTGATTCCATAATGGCGATTACGCATATCCAAGTCGGCACGACCACGGCGGGCAACCGCGTGAAAAGTCTCGTCCTGAGCATTGAGAACAACATCAACGGCCTTGTGGATGAAGCCGCCACGATGACGACCATGATTGACGGGGACGGCTCGTCTCCGACCATGTTTGATAACGTCGTGCTCAATTATGGGATGACGGCGGCAAACGGGGTGTCCGCGAATCAATTCGCCAAGAATCTCTGGGATGAGATCAATTCGTTGCTCTCGAAGGTGACGACGGATGCGTCTGTGACGAACGTGCATACCGCGATCCTGCAGGCGGCGAACAAGATCCGGTAAATGGCGTATGCGTTCGTGGTCTCGGCGTCTGGACAAAGCACGGATCAGCAAGTCGTGACGACGAGTGGCGTGGATACGAGTGCGGCGAATTTTATCGTGATCGGGTCACATTTTAGCGACACGTTCGGGTCGAATAACGTGCCGACCGATAGCAATTCGAATACCTGGACGTTGGCCGTGGCGAATTATTCCGGTGACGCCTTCGGGATGTGCATAGAAGTGTATTACTGCGTGAATCCGACCGTGGGTGGTGGGCATACCTTCTCGATCACCTCGAGCGGGAATTTTAATCGACCGTCGCTGTCCGTGCTGGCGTTTTCTGGTGGGGGCAGTTCCACCGTTGATATTGCCAATGGCAGCCATTGGTCATCCTTTCCCACGAACACCTTTACGGGCAGCAATGGCTCGCGCACGCCGGCAGGCGACAACGCGCTCGTGTGCAGTTTCTTCACGACCTCGAATAGCGATAGTCCGCCGGCGACCACGACCGATCTCGCGGTGCAGGGTCCGTATGGCGCGAACAATGGGAACGCGCTGGGGTTTGGCGTGGATTACACGATCCAAACCACGGCGTCGGCGGTGACGGTGACCTGGAGCGAGCAGTGGGTCAATGGGGATCGGAATACGGTGGGGTTTCTGGCCTTTAGTCCTGGGTCCACACCGACCGGTAAACGCTTCTTTCTGATTCCCAATTAGCGTGGCCTTCGATCCCCACGTTGATCTCGCCGTCAGTGCGGTCGCCGTCGCACCCTCTCCGGCGCTCTCTGGCACGACGTTCACGGTCACGGCTGGACAAGGCGCTCGGTTCCCGAATCCCGGCACGCAAGGCTATGACCTCGTGGCGTGGGCGTTGGGCACGATGCCCGACCCCACGAATGCGGAGATCCTGCGGGTTACGGGGCTCACGGGGGACGTGTTCACGGTTGCGGCGCGTCCGTATGCCGTCACGAATAACGGGAACCGGGCGATTCTGGTGGGCGATCTGGTGGCGTTGGCGATTACCGCCAACCTACTGCAAGACATCGAAGCGGCCCTGCCCGGTCCCACTGGACCCACCGGGCATACTGGCGTCACCGGCCCCAGCGGCAGCACGGGCCCGACTGGCGCGCAAGGCACCGCGGCTCAACTGACCGGACCTACGGGTCCCACAGGCGCGACTGGCCCGCAAGGGACGGCGGCTCAACTCACCGGGCCGACGGGTCCCACAGGACCAACAGGCGCCCAAGGGACGGCCGCGCAACTGACTGGCCCAACAGGGCCCACTGGCCCCACAGGGGCGCAAGGCACGGCCATTACCGGCCCGACCGGTCCGACGGGCATCACCGGACCGACGGGGGCACAGGGCACGGCGGCCCAGTTGACCGGGCCGACCGGACCCACCGGGGTCACTGGGCCCACCGGAGCGCAGGGCACAGCGGCACAACTGACGGGACCGACGGGCCCCACCGGTCCGACCGGTCTCACAGGGGTGCAGGGCACCGCCATCACCGGTCCCACGGGTCCCTCGGGCGCGACGGGTGCAACAGGCCCGACCGGTCCGACGGGCGTCACGGGCGACAAGGGCGGGCTTCGCTATAACTTCCTCACGGCCACGGCCAGTACGGATCCGGGCAGCGGGAATTTCAACTACAACAGCCCGACACTGGCGAACGTCACGTCGATGTATCTCAGTAACACCGACGCCTCTGGGAATAGCGTGGGTGCGGTCTTCCAGTCGGCGCAGGCGAATCCTGGTTACGTGTTCATCAAGAGCAACCTCGGGAGCAACGTCAACGCCTTCGTGGTCTCGACGGAACTCGCTCGGACCGGCTTCAATGAAGTGCTGGTGGCCTATGAAGCCGGAGTCTCCCCGCCCTCGAACACTGAGGCGTGCGTCTTCAACTTCAGTCGCAATGGCAACACGGGCCCGACTGGGCAGACGGGTGCGACCGGTCCCACGGGCATGACCGGGCCCACCGGGCCGACGGGTCCCAGTGGTCCGACGGGCCCGCAGGGGACCGCGGCGCAACTCACCGGACCGACGGGTCCGACAGGCCCGACAGGACCCACGGGCCCGACCGGATCGCAGGGGACGGCCGCCATCCTGACGGGGGCGACCGGTCCGACGGGCGTCACGGGACCCACGGGTCCGAGTGGCCCGACGGGCCCCACCGGCCCGTCTGGTCCCACCGGTTCGACAGGCGCCGGCTTCAATCCGGCCATCCCGCGCATCACGACGGTCAGCTCCACGGCGACACCCGTGCCGGATTCGAGCACCACGGACCTCTATGTGATTTCGACGCTGGCGGTGACGGCGGTCGTGGGCGCTCCCGTGGGGTCTCCGACAGGCGGCCAGTGGCTCGAGATGCTGATTCTCTGCACCGGCACGCAGAAAGGCATTACGTGGAGCACCTCGGCTGGTGGATACTTAGCCAACACGTTAGGCGTGACGTTGCCGGCGGTGACGACCACCAATCAGACGATTGGGCTCTCGTTCCGCTACGTGACGGCGAACTCGATTAACAAGTGGCTGCTCTTGTCAAAGGGTGTGGGCTAATGCGCGTCTCGGTCGTGATGATTTGCAAGAACGAGGAGGCGGTGCTGGCTCGCTGCCTCGAATCGGTGAAGGAAGCCGACGAGATTATCATTTGCGATACAGGCTCCACCGACCGCACCATCGAGATTGCCCAGCAGTTCACGGATAAGGTCTTCACCGATTACGTCTGGGAAGACAACTTTGCCAAGGCGCGGAACCATGCGCTGAGCAAGGCCACGGGCGATTGGGTGCTCTCGATTGACGCTGACGAATACCTGACCTGTCCCTTCAGCACGGTGCGTGAAGCGGTGGCGAAGGGGTTCATGGCGATCAACGTCAAGATGACGGCTGAATCCGGCCCGCCGTCCCACTTCTGGTTCCCGCGGCTCTTTCTGCGGTCCCCGAATGTCTGGTGGGAAGGCGCGATCCATAACCATATCTCAGTCATGGGTGAGGACGTGGGCGCGGTCACGCTGACCTACGGCTATTCGCCCGCCCATACGCTGGATCCCTTGCGCTCGATGCGGATTCTGGAGAAGGAAGTGGCGGATCGGCCTGACTGCATCCGGGAGCGGTTCTACTTGGGTCGGGAATACTTCTACCGCGGCCAGTATGACCAAGCCCTGGTGATGCTCGGGCGCTACGTCCAGCAGTCGCGGTTCCTCGCGGAGAAGGCGGAAGCCTTCCTCACGATGTCGCGGGTCTATTGGGCGCTGCACATGCCCGACGATGCCCGGGATGCGCTGGTGCAGTGCCTGATTATCAATCCCAGGTTCAAAGAAGCCGTGCTGTTCATGGCGGAACTGGCGGGGGACGGGTCCAATAATCCCCGCTGGCAGAAGAATGCCGATCAGTGGAAGCGGATGGCGGAGACGGCGGATAACGACGGCGTGCTGTTCCTGCGCACATGAAATATCTCTTGTCGCCCCACGACGACGATTCGGCGCTCTTCGCGGCCGTGACGTGCCTGCGTGAGCAGCCGACAGTGGTCGTGGTGACGGATTCGCTGGTGCAGCCAGCGCGTGGCGAGACGGGGTGTTCAGCGGAGGAGCGGGCTGCGGAGACGGCGAAGGCCCATGCGGTGCTCGGCTGTCAGACACGGCGGCTGGGGTTGCCGGATGACGGGCTGACGCTGGCTGAACTGATGACGGCCTTTGGCACGCTGTCGGATGTGGAGACGGTGTATGCCCCGGCGCTCGAGGGCGGGCATCCCCACCACGATCTGGTCAGTCTCGCGGCGGCCGCGGTCTTCGGGACGGATACCCTGCGGTGCTATGCGACCTACCAGAAGCTGAGTCAATACCGGGACGTGGACCTGCAACCCGTGGGCACGACGGAGATTGAATGGACGCGGGACGAGTATCAGCAGAAGCTGCAGGCGTTGATCTGTTACGAGAGCCAGTTGCGGGTCAACCCGATGCACTTCCGAGCCGTCGAGGGTCGCAGCGAATGGCTGTCGGGCTTCAATCGGCTGCATCTGGGGTGTGGTGCTCGCATCTTCCCCGGCTGGATCAACGTGGACCGGCAGACACCTGAGGTGCCCAGCAGCTTCTTTCAGCGCTGCGACATTCTCGCTGAACCGTTGCCCCTGGATGACGCCAGCGTCGATTACGTGTTCTCGGAAGACTTCTTGGAGCATCTGCCGCCTGAGCGTCGGGTGGCGGTGATCAACGAGGTCAATCGGGTGCTCGTGCCGGGGGGCGTCATGGAGCACTATGTGCCGAATGCCGGCAGCCGGAACGATTACGGATCCCCCAGCCATCTGTCCCATTGGAACGCGCAAGTCTTTGAGCACTTTGACGTGGACTCGCACCGCTGGAAGAAGGATCGCGTCTTCGAACGCATTCAGGGCGGCTTCCGCAAAGTCAGCGCGGATCTGCTGAACTGGCAGGTCGAAGAGGACGGCGTGAAGCGGGCGCAGAGTCTGCGGGTGCGCTACCGGAAGGTCGCATGCTGAGAAAGACCTTTCTGCTGCCCCAGTTCGGGCCGCCCTTCCCGTGGACGGAGCAGTATCTGGAGCATATCGGCAGCCTCGCGCCCTACGGCTGGTCGTGGAAGATTCTCACGCCGCATGGCTACACGTCCAAGAGCCCGAACGTCGAGATTGTCCCGATGACGTTCGCGCAGTTCGATGCGCGGGTGAAAGCCGTCACGGGCGTGGAGTCGGGCAACTTCCTGGACGCCGACTTCCTGCCGGTGAAGCTGCTTAGCGACTACTACCCCGCCTTCGGGGAGTTATTCGCGGACCTCCTGACCGAGTGCGATTACTGGAGCATCACCAACTGGGATGTGCTCTACGGCCGGCTGGATCATTTCCTGCCCGATGAGACGCTGGCGCAGTATGACCTCTGGTCGGATGACCACCATCACGTCAATAGCCTGTGGTGCCTCTACAAGAACGAGCCGCGCATCAATGCCCTGTATCGGCTGGTGCCGCACTGGGAGGAGATGTTCCAGGTCAATGGGCGGCCGATCTTCGGCTTCGATGAGATTTACTTCGACCTGATTGTCCGGCAACTCGCGGACGCCGGGCAGATTCGGTTCGGCCATCCCCCATATTTCGCGGTGCATAGCTATGACCGGTTGATTCAGCATCAGCCCACGCCGAATCTCTCGTTGGCGCCGGATGGGGCGTTGATTGAGTGCTTTGACGACGGCTTCAAGCCGTTAGAGAGCTATCCGGCATGGCGGGGGTTCTTTGGGCGTGAGATTGCCTACTTTCATTTCCTGAGCACCAAGACATGGCCCGCACTGCGACCTTATCCCGTCCGGTGACTTCGGTCTACCGGGAGATTGACGCCTGTCGCATGACGGGCAGCCGGGACCTGGTGTCCCTGCTGGATCTGGGCGAGATGGCCCTGACGGGTATCTTCCCGAAGCCGGGTGTGGACGTGCCCAGCGGCCCTGTCGAACTGGTCCTGTGTCCAGATGGTGGCTTGGTGCAGTTGCGGCAGAGTTACGCGCCCTCGCTGATGTATGGCGAGAACTACGGCTATCGGTCAGGGCTGAACGGCTCGATGGTGCGGCACTTGGCTGGTATTGCGGCTTCGCTCGAGCGGCTGTGCCCCACGCGGGCCGGCGATGTGGTGCTGGACATTGGCAGCAATGACGGCACGCTGCTGGGGTCGTATGAGAACCGCGGCCAGAAGTTTCTCGGCATGGACCCGACCGCGGCGAAGTTTGGTCGGTTCTATGCGCCGCATGTCCAGCCGGTGACTGAGTTCTTCTCGGCGGCTCGGTATCGTCAGATCATGGGCGCGAGGCCCGCTCGGATCGTGACCTCGATTGCGATGCTCTACGACCTCGAGCAGCCGCTGGCGTTCATGCAGGAGGTCTCACGCATTCTGGCCAACGATGGCGTCTGGTATACGGAGCAAAGCTACCTGCCGGCGCTGCTTGATTCGTGTGCCTACGACACGATCTGCCACGAGCATCTGGAGTATTACGGCCTGACGCAGTTGCAGTGGATGGCTGACAGGGCCGACCTCCGCATCATCGAGGCGAAGCCGAACGACACCAACGGCGGATCGTTAGCGGTGACGTTCGCGCACCGACAATCGAAGTATCGCTCGGATAGCGCCAATATTGCGCTCTTGCTGGGTGCGGAGCGCCAGCGTGGACTGGATGAGCCTGACGGCTTCGTGGCCTTTCAATCCGCCGTGGCACGGCATCGCGTCGAACTGCCGGCGCTGATTCGCTCGCTCCGTGCGGCGGGTAAGACCGTCTTCGGCTACGGCGCCTCCACGAAGGGCAACGTGCTCCTGCAAGCCTGCGGGTTGACATCAGACGATCTGCCGTGCATTGCGGACGTGAATCCAGACAAGCACGGCTGCGTCACGCCAGGGACGCACATCCCGATTGTCTCGGAAGCCGACGCGCACGCACAGCAGCCTGATTATTACCTCGTGCTGCCGTGGCACTTCCGCAAGCACATCATCGAGCGAGAAGCGGCGTTCTTGGCGCGTGGTGGCAAGCTGATCTTCCCGCTGCCGACTATTGACGTGGTGGGATCCTAATTTCAAATACCTATGGAGGTTTGCGTGACCAGTAAAAATATCGGAACTTTAATGCTTTCAACGCCGCTCATTGCTGGAACCATATATTGTGGCGTCACGACAGGCTGGCCTGCTGTTGTTGCTGTGGTCAGTTTTCTTGCGATGGTGGCTTTTGTAGGCGCTGCTGTTTCGCTGTCTAGTGGTAGGGCAGAATAGGCGCCTAATGCTGCATGCACGGCACATCTCGGCCGTCTTCATCACGAAGGATCCCGTCTATCCGCAGGTGATTGTGGACCGCGTGATGGCGATTGGCTTTGGGGAATGTCTGTTCTTGACGCACTGCGACAGCCCGCACCGGAAGCAGGACCTGTTCGCGAAGGCGCAGCACGATTATCTCTACTATCAGGATGATGACTGCCTCGCACCGATTGCCCAACTGCTGGCAGCGGCGGAACCGAATCGCATTACCTGCGCCATGAAGCCGTCGCATCTGGCGTCCTATGCGAAGAGCCGGATCGCGCTGCTCGGGTGGGGCTCGATCTTCCCGAAGCGCACGATTCATGTGCTCGATCAGTATCGAGCGGTCTACGGCGAGGATCATGTCTACAAGCGGGAGACGGAGCGGATCATGACGTGGCTGGCCTATCCGCAGACGCGGCTGGACCTCCCGATTGAGGACCTGCCGTCAGCGTGGGCGCCTGATCGGCTGTCCATGCAACCGGGTCACTACAACTACATTCCGCTGGTCGAGCAGCGGTGCGGCCTGCTCCGGCAGGAGGTCACCGCTTAATGGGTGGCTTTCCCTTTGGGGGCGGATACTTTGCGCTCTACGCGCAAGCGGTCGGATCGACGCCGCCGACGCCGGGCACTTTACATCTGCTACCGCTGATGGGGGTCGGCTAATGGCCCGCATGAGCGTCCCAGGTTTTGTGGACGGCTCCAACACGGAGCGCAGTTATCAGGCGCAGATTGGGCGCACGATCAACGAGTTCACCGAATCCACGCAGCCCGGTGGGAATGCGAAGGCGCCGAAGTATCTGCAGGGCACGCCGGGGATTCAGCCCTTGCTGGTCTGGCCCGATCAGCCGATCCGGGGGATGTTCTCGATCAACGGGCGGGCGTTTGCGGTCGGCGGGGCGCTCTTTGGCGAGTTCTTCGCGGATGGGACCATCGGGACCACCTATCCCGTCACGAATGACGATCAGCCGGTCTCCTTCGCGAGTAACGGCACGGCGGGGAACCAGATCATCCTTGCGAGCGGTGGTGACGGGTATATCTACAACACCGATACCAATGTCTTCGTGCAGATTACCGATCCTGACTTCCCCGTGCCGACGCGGATGGTGGAGTTTCTAAACGGCTACTTCCTCGCGCTGAAGGGCGGCGGGTCGCGGTCGTTCTCGTGGTCGAACCTGGAAGACGGGCTCGTGTGGGACACGCTGGACGTGGCCGAACGCTCGTCAACGGCCGATAACCTCGGCGCGATGATTCGCTCGCACGAAGAAATCTGGTTCATGGGCGGCGAAACCACACAGGTCTATATCAACACCGGCGTGGCCTCGGAAATCTGGGCGCCGGTCAGTGGCGTGGTGCTGGAGTTTGGCGTGCTGGGTCCGTTCTCGGTGCATCGGGCGGATAACACGATCTTCTGGCTCGGCAGCAGCGTGGACGGCTGGGGGATGATGAACCGGGCGGATGGCTACACGCCCCAGCGCATCTCCACCTTCGGCCTCGAGCAGCAGGTCCAGATGCAGGACATTCCGACGGATGCGCGGACGTTCAGCTTTCAAATGAACGGCCACATCTTCGTGGCCCTACTCCTGCCGCGGAATGATCGGACGTGGCTCTTTGACATCACGATGAATACGTGGGCGGAGTGGAACATCTGGGATACCACAAACGCCGTCTGGTTGCCGCATGTGGCGGGGTGCCATATCTCTGAGTTTGGTTTGCATCTGGTGGGGGACCGGTTGTCTGGGGCGATCTATGAGATGTCGATGGCCTTCGTCACCGATGAGATTGTGGCCCCGGTATGAAGGCTGACGAGATTGCGGAACGCTTCCAGCGGAGTCTCGAACGCTTCGGGAATCTGCGGGTGCGCGTGCTGAAGTTGCGGGCGCTCTGCGAGCGGTCTGGCGTGTCCCTTGAGGAAGTTGTGCCGTTGTTGCCGCTGGATCTGCAGGAGCAGATCAAGGGATGAAGCAATACATCAGCGGCAAGACGTGGGGGAATGTCGGGACCTCATCCACGGACCCTGCGGACTATCCCTGTTTCTCGCCGCTTCGGGGGCATGAGTGGAGTAACCAGACGGATGCCCCTGACGGCCAGCGGTTCAAGATGTCGCATCCCTGGTCAGTGGCGGGCACCTTTAAGCATTTGTATGTGGAGATTACGAAGCCCGAAGAGAATCCGGCGGGCATTACGTGGCCGGATATTGATTTCGAGCTGTATATCAACAATGCGCCGACGGGTCTTCTCGTCTCCGTTCCCGGCCATGCTGCTGGAGGGGCGACGGAACTCTATAGCACCTCCGGGCAGAATACGACCGACACCGCCACGATTGCTCCTGGGGATCGGGTCGCCTTAGCGAGACATGCGGGGGCGATTTCGCTGGGCTTTAACAATTTCAGCGCGTTGATTGCGTGGTCGCTCACCTTTGAGAGCGACACCGACGGGGAGAGCGGCTATGGCGTCTCGTCCTACGGGGCGGGACAACTCACGGACACGAATCCCTTGTCGGCCCCGCCCTTCAATGGCACGGGCGGATTCTCTGTGGGGAATGACAACACTATTGGGTTGACCTCTGAACATAGCATCGTGCCGCTGATTGGGGCCTTGACGCGGTTGGATGTGCAACTCGAAACAGCGCCGGGGATGGGCGAGCATCGCACCTATGCGATGGTCTTAAACACGATTCAGCAGGATGGCACGGGCGGCACGGTGGATACACAGGTGACAATCAGCAACCTGTCCACGACGGGCTTTGCGGAGTTTACCTTACCGCTGGCGGTCTTGGACCGGCTCTCGATCCGGCAATTGGTGTCTGGGGGCTCGCCCGCCCCGACGCGCATTACCGCCTCGGTGGCGCTGACCGCGACCACGGACGGGCAATCGGCGCTCAATTTTGACGCAGGCGGATCGAATCCGATTACGGATGGATCGACGGATTACGGGTCGAACGGGGGGTGGGCGTGGACGACGACGGCGGCCCCCACTCCCTCGTCTAATCCTGATCGGTTCCCGGTTTCGGAAAACTTTATGAGTTTTCCCGGGCCGCTCGACGGCTTCACCTTGTCGAGTCTGTGTGTGAATCTCAGTAACTCCCCGGGCACGGATGCCACGCGGAGTTTCATCACGCGGAAGGCGTTCGCGGATACCGCGGCCACGTTGCAGATGCTCGATAGCGACCAGTTATCCGTGGGATCGGATGGGAGTGCGAATTATTTCACACCCACGGATCGGATCGATCTCCAACAGATCGCCTCCCTGACCCCGACCGCTACGGCCTCTACGATTGGCTGGACGTGGCTCGTCACCGAATCCACCACGCCGCCGATTGTCTCGACCTCCTATCCGATCCGCCGGCTGCGGCGATTCGCGCTGCCGTTCGATCAGAACAAGTGGATCTTCATCAGCCGCGTCGAACTGATCATGCAGGCCGGGAATGGCCTCTCAGGGACGGCGGCGACGGTGCAGGGTTACAACCCGATTGTGATGTTCCGGCTGTCGCGGGATGGTGGCGCGACGTGGGACGATGAGCTCCAGATGGCGACGGGCAAACTGGGGGAATATACGGCGCGGGCCTATCTGAATCGCCTTGGACGGGCTCGGAATCCGGTGGTCGAGTTGACCTCGAGCGATCCGGTGTTTGTCTCGTGGATTGACTTTACGGTGGATTACGAGGAAGGCACGAGCTAGTGGCGAATCCGAGTGCCATTCCCTCGATTACGCAGCCGATTGCGGAGCCGTCTGATCTAGTGACGCGTCCGTGGTATCTCTGGTTCCAAAGCCTTCGGAGCGCCAGCGGGATGACGGGACCGACGGGGGCGACGGGGGCCGCTGGGCCGACGGGGCCGCGCGGGCCGACGGGGCCCACGGGCGTGACGGGGGCGACCGGACCCAGTGGTCCGCAAGGCACGGCGGCGCACCTCACGGGTCCGACCGGTCCGACGGGGACTGCAGGCCCGACTGGTCCGAGTGGACCCTCGGTGGATTATGTCGTCTTGAGCGATGGTGGGCTGCCGACGCCCCTACCTGTCGATGACGGCGCCGGCAACTTCATATATGTGACGTATACCCCATGAGCGATACCAGTCTTAACAAGATCATTCAATACGGCACGTCCACGGATCGGATCGCCTTTACGCCGGATCCGGCCGCGTCCAGTCAGGTGCTCTATCTCTGGTATGAGACCGACAACGCTCCCGATACCTATGCCTGGGATGGCAGCGCGTGGGTGCAGATCAATGCCGGCGGGGGGGGTGGCGGGGCGGTCACGCAAATCGTGACGACTTCGACGGCCACGCAGGCGGCCCTCACCACGAATATCCCTATTGACGACACGATTCCGCAGAGCACGGAAGGGGATCAGGTGCTCTCGCTGGCGATTACGCCGACCGATGCCACGCATAAATTGCTGATCGAAGCGGTGCTCTTTATTGGGTGCGGGGCGGGGAGTGTCTGGATTCAGACGGCGCTCTTTCAAGATAGCGGCACGGATGCCCTGGCGGCGGGGGTGAACTTCTTTACCACATCCGGGGCGGCGTATCCCACCATCCTGCGTTACAGCATGACGGCGGGCACAACGAGTGCGACGACGTTTAAGGTGCGGGTGGGGCAGAACAGCGGCACGGCGTATATCAACGGGAACAGCGGTGGGCGGTTCATGGGTGGGGTCATGGTGTCCAACCTCACGATTACGGAATATACCTAATGACGCAGGCGTATACTTCGGTAACACGATAGGCATTTATGGCCCAAGTGGTAGATCAGTCCTTCATTGACTCCGATCCGCAGATCCAGGCGATCCTGCGGAGCCATCCTAATGCGAGCGGGGCCGGCATTCATGGGCATATGTTTGCCGCCGATGATGCCATCAAGCAAAATCTGGCGCAGCGCGGGTTGGCGATTGCGGACGATTACTATGTCGGGCCGACGGGGAAGATCCTCCAGAACGAAGGGCTCGCCAAAGGGCTGGTGCATTACGGCAAGTATGGCCTGATGGCCGCGACAGGTGTTGGGGCCATTGGGGCACTAGCCGGTGCGGGTGGGGCGGCTGGAGCTGGGGCCATTGCAGATCCGGGCATTGGGGCAGCAGGGGTGCCGAATAGTCTCGCGGCTGGCGCTGGCGGCGCCTCGGCGGCGGGCACGGTGGCCGGGGCCGTGGGGGGCGGCACCAGCCTCTGGAAGACCTTGGCGGCTCCCGTCATTGGTGCAGGCGCGGGCGTGGCCGGCTCGCTGATTCAAGCCAATCAGAACGACAAAGCCACGCAGGCGGAACTCCAGAAGGCGAAAGAGGCGCAAGCCTTCCTCGAGAAGAAATACGAGCAGACCCAGAATCAGGTGGCGCCCTACGTCACCATGGGGCAGGGCGCCTTAGCCGCCCTCGGGAATGGGCTGGGTGTGACGCCGGCGAATCCGGCCGTGTTGCAGCCGGGGCAGTCGCGGCCCATCGGGCAGACGACGAGTAGCTTTCTCGCGCCGAATGATTTCTCGTCCTTTAAGCAGCAAGTGCAGGCTCAGAATCCGACCGCGCAGATCCCGAACATGCCCGCGCAGCAGAATCAGGCGGCCTCGGCGCAGAACCTGAGTCAGAGCAGCGTGCGGCTACAGGCCCCGACTGGGGAAGTGCAGAACGTGCCCGCAGATCACGCGCAGTATTACATCTCGCAGGGCGCAAAGGTGGTGGCGTAATGGGCTGGTTTGATTCGATGGCGGCTGGCGCCGCAAAGACGGCGCAAGCGGCGCAGCAGCAGTTCCCGAACAGCTACGGCATCGATCCGAATCAGACGGTGATGGGGGTGCCCATCGGCCAGATGCTGCAGCAATACAACCAGTCGCAGCAGCAACAGACCAATCCGTGGGGGGCCACGCCCGCGACACCGAATGCTGTGCAGTCTGGATCGCTCGCGGCGCTCGGTGGCGGGGTCGGACGCAACGCGCCGATTTATAACCCTGTGCAGCCTCCGCAAAGTGGCCCGCAGCCGGTGCCGGGGATGCCGCCGCAGCAGATGATGCCGCAGCCGCCTCAGCAGGGCAACCGCATTGACCCGACGACAGGGCAGCCACTGAGCGATCAGGACATCACGAATACGCAACAGCGGCTTGCGGAGCTCCAGAAAGATGACTGGAAGTATCCCGTGCCGTTTGCCGGATCGAATCCCAATGATCCGCGCACGAGTGAGATGAATATTCTCAGTCAGCGGCTCTATGGAAGCGGCGCGATGCCGATGCCGCAGATGCAGAAGATTGGTGATGTATTAGGCAACCGTGGCAGCGGCCAGCCGATCAATCAGCCGATGGGCAGCCTGCAGTCCCTCGGCGGCGGTCCTATCGCCGCGACGGTCGGTAATGCGCTGAATGGTGTCGGATCATCGCCAAATATGAGCGGGCCCATCGGATCAGTGGTGTCTAACGCGGTGAATCAAGCCATGGTCAACCTGCGCGGCCCTGACGGCTCCACCAAGGCCGTGCCGCAGTCCGATCTTGCACACTGGCTGAGTCGGGGCGCCCAACAGATTCAGGGAGCGTTCTAATGGGCTTCTTTGACGATCCGGCGAATCAACCGCGACCGGCGAATACGTTTGCCAATGTCGGAAACGGGGCGTTTGCCTCGCCCGGTCCTGTGGCGACGGCTCCAGGTCCTGGCACGCCAACCACGCCCGCAGCGCCCAGTGGCGGGAATGTCGAAGCGGATATTCAGGCACTGGCTCCAAGCTTGCCGAATGGCGCGAACACGAACGACAACAAAGATCACACCGCCATCAATGCGCTCATGGCGCAACTGCAAGCCAAGGGCTATCAAGTCTCCCCCGGCCTCACGGATGAATACGGCCGCATGGATTCCCTGACCATCAACGGTCAGGTCTATCGGGTGCTGGACAGCGGCGGCAACTGGATTGCCAAGAGTAACGCCAAGGGCGATGCGTGGGGCGGCACGTATTACGGCCAAGGGGATGCGCGCAACAGTGCCGACAGTGGCGGGGGTATGGGCGGCTTCGGGTCGCTGTGGAATACGCTGCCAAGTGCGGCTGATGCGCAGAACATGCCGGGGATCCAGTTTGCGCTGGATGAAGCGAACCGGGGCATGCAGGCCGGCGCGGCGGCGAAGGGCACGCTGCTGAATGGGCGGGTGCAGCAAGCCATCGGCGCGAGCAACATCAGCAATGCCCTGAACATGGGCTATCTGCCGCTGGCGCAGTTGAAGCTCGGTTACAACCAAGCCAATACCGGCAACCTCTTAGATTTATCGAAGCTCGGATTGTCTGGCGTGCAGACGGGGAACCAATAGTGGGCGCCGCAGATCGGATTGCCGATATCATCCTCCGACAGGGGGAGATTGCCGGGAGAGGCGCGCAGAACACGGGCGCCATCTGGGGCGGGGCGCTGCAGAATCTCGGGCAGCAGATTACCGCGTTGCCGACATATGTGCAGAACCAGCGCATGCGGGAGCAAGAAGTGGCGATGCGCGGGCAAGAGATGCAGATGCGCGATCAGCAGATGCAGCAACTGCAGCGGGCGCAAGCCTCGCAGGATGCGGCGAATAAGGTCGTGGCTGGTTTCCCCCGGCGAGCGGATGGCACCTACGACGTGGGCGGGATGATTCAGCAGATGTCTGGATCTGGCGTGCATCCGGCAGATGTGGAGCACTACGGGCGCACGTTTGAAAGCCTGAATCAACTCTCGACGGCAGCGGTGGAAGCGCAGCGGCAGCATCAGGCGCGAGCGGCCGACATCATCCTCTCAGGGGCGCAAGGCAAAGAGATTACGCCGGAAGATGTGCATGTGGCGCTGGCGACGTTAAAGACACTGCCGGGCGGTCTCGTCACCGATGATGATGAGCAGGCATGGACGCAGGCGTTTGCGGCTGGGCAGGATCCGCGTAAGTTTTTGGAGAGTGTCAGTCGGGCTGGAAAGGGACCGCAGAAGCCGATTACGAACACCGTGGAGGCGGGAATTGCGGCGGGGATGACCCCGCAGGCCGTCTTTGATCGGGAGAAGCCTCCACCGACAGCGCCAGCGCCGAAGGTGCCAAATACGCGCTATGAGGCGTTCTATTCATCAATTGTGAAGAATCCAGCCGCTCCGACACCTGACGAATTGAAGGCTGTTGATGCCGCGGTAGCTGCAGGCGAGCCACCGAAGGCTACCGCAGAAAAGTCTCTGCAGCGGGCCACGGTCATGCTGGACGGAAAGCGCAAGGAAGTGCTGATCGATCCCGACCCGAAGGCGGTCAATCGAGTGCTGGATCTAGACGGCAAACCCATTACGAACGCTGCCCAGCGCATCTCTGGACTACCGACGGCAGCGGAACAGCGCCCCGAAGCCGGCACACAACCTGAGATTGAGATTAAGCCTGGCACGCGCATGTATCGCGTGGCGCAGGATATTGCCTATGGCACGCTCACGATGTCGGACTTCAATCGCATCTATGGGCGAGCAATGGGGAATGCAGCAACCAAGGCCGCGATCTATGACACGGCGCGATTGCTGAATCCCGACTTCAGCCCGGCGAAGTTTGAACTGGATTACAAGATGGCGGCGAACCCTGCGATCCGTCAGCGGATCGTGGCGATTGACGGCCTCAGCCCAGTCATCGAGAAGATTAAAGAGATTTCGTCGAAGGTCGGCAACGGCGATGTGCAAGCCTTTAATCGGCTCTTGCAGGGCGCAAAACTTCAGGTCAGCAATAAGACCGTGGCCAACTTCCAGCAACTCAAGACGCTGCTGGGCGATGAGGTGGGATTGGCGCTCGGCGTCGGCACTGGATCAGACCTGAAGACGAAGCTGGGTCTGGATCTGGTCAATACGAATCTCAGTGATGGCAGCTTCCAGAGCAACATGGATCAACTTGATTCGATCCTTGGCGCTCGGAAGGGACTGCTGCTGAAACAGATGGGCACGTATGCGAGCGTGGCTGGAGGCAACGCGCCTCCGACTACTCCAGCAGCTCCTGCCCAAGCCCCGCAAGCCCCTGCTGGCTGGAAGTATGTCCCCAAGGCGGGCGGCGGCTGGACCGCTGTCCCGGCGCAATAGATGCCTGAGAATCCCGGCAAAGACCTCGCGTTGTCCGAACCGTTCATGCAGTTTGGACAGGTGCTCGCCACGATTGGGCAACAGGTGCAATCAGGCGATGTGCCGCAGAAGGTGCTGGATGCCTTCGATTATGTGAAGTCGCATCTGCAATCGGGTGGCAAGCAGGTTGAGGACGCCTATCAAACGCTCAAGAAACACGCAGAAACGCTCTCGCAGGCGATTGCGCCAAAGCTGCAGGCCCAAGGCGCCGAGAAACCGCCAGACGTTCCCGCTAGTCAGCCATCGATGAGTGGGAAGCCACCTGATTTAGACGAACAGGGACAGCCGGTCGCAGAGGGCGGCGGGCCGATGAACTTTGCCATCGTCAACGGTCAGCGTGTGCCGATTGACCAAGCGCCCGATTGGCGGCAGGCCGTGGGGAAGGGTCAGGTCATCTTCTCCAATAAAGTGCTGGCTGGCGCGAAAGAGAACCTTCCGGCCATCGGCGGGACTGTCGGACAGATTGCCGCTGGCCCCGCTGGGGCGTTTGCTGGCGGGATGACGGGCGAACGCCTGAAGCAGTATGCCAACGCCGCGACGGGAACAGAACCGCTCCCCGGTCAACTGGACGCCTCTGGACGCATGCTCAAGGAAGGAGCCGTGCAGGGCGGGATCGCGCTCGGGAGCGACCTGATCGGAAAAGGTCTCCAGCAAGGCGGGGAAGCTCTCTATCGTAGTGTGTTGAAGCCATCACTTGCTGCCGCGAACATTGGCAACGCCGATGAAATCGTGGCGCGTGCAATCAATGAAGGCTTTCCGATTACGCGCGGCGGGGAAGGCCGCGCCAATGCGCTGATTGGTCAACTCAAAAATCAAGTCACGAAGATTCAAGCGGCCAGTCCAGATCAGACCGATCTTCATGCGGTCGCTGATGAATTACGTCAATGGGCCACTGGCAAGTTCTATAAGCCTGGCGTGCCCTCGGCAGATTTCGATGCCGCCATGAAAGTGGCCGACAATATCGACCATCATGCTTCATTGGCTCAGACGGTCATGAAGCCCGTCACGCGCACCGTAGATACCGGCATTGTGAATGAATCTGGTCAGCCGATGACGCGCACCGTGGTAGAGCAAAAGCCGACAACGGTCTATCGTCGGACGGTGACGCAACCAGAAGCACAGGCCGTGAAATCCAGTCTCCAAAACACCGGAGCCGATGCAAGCCTTCTTGACAGTGCGGCGACGAAGCAGGCAAATGAGGCTGGTGGGCATTTCATGCGCGTGGCGATGGAGAAAGCCACGCCAGCCATAGCGCCATTGAATGCGCGTGAATCACAGTTGATTGATACCGCCCAAGCGATCAATCGAGCCGTGCAGCGCGAGGCGAACCAATACAAAACGATCCAAGGCACACGAGGAGCAATTGGTGCCGTGCTCGGTGGCGGCGAATATCAACGGAGTCACGATCCGTGGAGTGCGGCAGCAATTGGGTTAGGCACAATGTTGGCCTTGCAGCCTGGGACCGTCTCTCGCGTGGCGATTATCGCATCTCGGCTCGGACGCCTATCTAGCATTGCGCCCGCATCAGCTGCTCGTATTGCCTACGCTGCTGTGCAGGCGAATAAAGATTCATCAGAGGAGCAGAAGTAGATGGCCCTAGGCATTACTCAGGGCTTCCTCAATACTCCAGCCATAGTAGTCAATGCGCTGCGTGATGGTCGAGCGTTTGATACCCGTCAGGCGGGACCATTCCGCAAGGGTATGGGTCACTCCCTGCAAGGTCAGCACGCGATTTACTCGCGTATTATTGGCTTGCTGAATGCGGCTTCCCCATCGGCAATTGTTTCGACTATACGGGCCATTGTTATCGATCCGATCAAGCGAATGGCCGACAGGGCAGCGGCCCATATCTCGCAGGAATACTTGATAATCATCGCGCCATTCTTGCGAGACCGTAATCCCACGACCTCCATAATGCGCGAATCGTGGGTCTTTCGGGTTGTAGCAGCGTTTTTGCGATTGCACCCACGCTCGGTATTCCTTTGTGACTTTACCGATAGCGGCTTCGCCATGAATGCGTCGTGCGGCCCCGGCTCGCAATTCTTTCAAGCGACAACCGCAGGAAGTAGTCCAGCCTCTCTTGAGGCGTTTAGTCCACGCTATTTTCATGCGTCCACAATCGCACTGGCACAACCATTTAGTCGGCACGAACGAATGGAACGAAACCACTGTGAGGCGTCCGAATCGTTGGCCTTTCTTGAGAATGGTCTGCGGTTTAGGCATGGCAAAGAATACCATACTGGGGTGTCATTTGAGTGCAGCAACCCTCTTCGCAGCCCCTTACATTCAGGTCATTGACAACCGGCTGACCACTGACACGCCGGGAGTGCCGTTGGTTGGGGCCAAGATTTACGTCTACATCACCGGGACCACAACTCCGCAGCCTGTTTTTCGAGACTCGGGCCTTGGCAGTAGCTGGACGCAGCCGATTGTGACGAATGCGTCTGGGATTACTGACGATCCGGTCTTCGTGTCCACGACGCCAAGCCTGAAGGTCTTAATTACTGACGCGGATGACGTGGACCTTCCCGGCTATCCCATGGATCCCTGGAGTCCTTACGCGTTAGCGACGTAGGAATAAACCGTGCAAGCAGGCGCCACTGAAAGGTGGCCTATGGCGTATCCTCATGTGGACATTATGAGTGAAGTCACGGCGGCAGAATTTTATCAAGCGCTGAAGGCGCAGACCCGTGAACTCATGTCATTTGTGGATGATAAGTATCGGGATATGGCGAATGCGCTGCGAGCGCATGAACTCGAAGACCGCAAGATTGCCGATATTGTATTGCGGATTGAGACGCAGCGCGAGGAAGAGAACAAGCAAGCCGCGAAGAATGCGGCATGGGTGTCCCTGCTCGTCGCGGGTGGGGTATCGGCGTTCTTTAAGTGGATTCTGAAGTGATGCGGTGGTGGTGTTTCTCAACCCGGCAACGGCGCTGGATCCTCCGGTCGCTGGATGCCCTTCACGCAAAGGTGGATTTGATTATGGCCTCAGAAGCAGACCTCCAGAAAGACCTCGATGCGATTGCGGCGGGTGTGACGGCAGCGGTCTCTCAGATTGCGGACCTGAAGGCGCAGATCGCGGCGCTCGGCACGGGGCCGGTCACGCAGGATCAGCTTGACGCCTTAACCGCGCAGGCCGACAGCATCGTGGCGGCGCTGACGCCGGGAGCGTAATCATGTTGCAAATGAACGACGCGCAGACGGCGCTTGTGGAAACATCCTCGTCGGTCGTAGCGAACGCGATGACGACCACGCCAACCTTTACGACAACCAATGGTCTGTCGAATGGATGGGTGCAGAACACTGGCCTTCTGAATCCGACCGTCTGGTATAACGTGTCGTGGAGCAATTACGCGGTCTACGTCTGCACGGACAAAACCAAGAAGGCCATCGAAGTGCTGAAGGCACTAGAGGCTGACGGCCTCAAGGTGCAATCGGTGCCAAAGTTCATCAAGCTCGTCGAGAAGATTGCTGGGATTTTATGATCGGCTACGAAGAGGCGATTCTGCAGGACCAACTCCGGGTGGCGCTGGATGCCAACGGCAACCCCATTGCCGGGAAGGTGCAAGTGCATTACCCGCGGGGATCGGCCACGTTGCTCGCCTGCTTCTTCACGGAGACGCCAGTCCGCTTGGCGGCGGTGGCGCCGGATCAGGTCAGCGGGTTCACCAACTTCACCGTGAAGAATGGCAACCTGCTGATGACGCCGGACCGGGACAACTGCCCCGGCTCGATCATCCTCGGCGCCGGTCTCACGCAGCCATGATCCCCTGTGTGGCCTGCAGAGGGTGGGCATGTGTCCAACTGGAAGGCAGCCTTATCTATTGCCTCCCCTGCTGGTTCTATCATCGGCGGTTCCATGTCGCTTAGACGGACGCTGCTGCTGTCGGGGAGCTCGAGCGGCGGCGGGGCCGGTCAGGTCGGACGCGTCCACATTGACGGCCTCGTGTTCCGCGATGAGACTGGGGCGATCTGGCCGTGGCGCGGGGCGACGTGCTTCCTGCTGTATCAACTGTGGCTGATGGGCGGCCCGGCGGCGGTGGATCCGGTGCTGGCAGATTATCTCTCCTTGCAGCCGGGACCGAACACGATGCGCGTGTTGGGCATGGTCGATTCCTTTGCCCGCCTGCATCCGCAGGACTGGCCGAACTACTACGATCAACTTCAGCCCTTCGCGCAATATCTCTGGTCCCACTGGCAGGTCCGGTTTGAGTTTGTCATCTTCGCGGACAGCGGCGACATCCTGCCGGATGCGGGAGACCGTGAACGGCATGCCCAGCGGGTTGTGGATACGTTAGCGGGCGAGCCGAATGTGTTCTTTGAAGTGGCAAACGAGCCGAGTCAGCACAGCAATCTACCGGGCGGGGATGAGGAAGCGTATGACCTCTACCTGAAGATCCGACGCCCCGGGGTGATGATTGCCACGGGCGCCGGGGATGGGTATTACGCGGGCGATTTCGTGACGGTGCATACCCCTCGGGATTCGGACCAATGGATGCGCCGCGCCAAGGACTTGCTGGACGTGCGCCTCATTGCGAACGTGCCGTGTGTGGCTGACGAGCCGATGGGCGCCGCGGAAGTAGCGATTGACGGCAAGCGGGACACGGCGCCGCGCAACTTTGCGGATTATGCCGCCACGGCGCAACTCGAGGGCGCCGGGTCTACGTTTCATTCCGACAGCGGGATCCTGTCCAGGCCCTTGCAGCCGGTGCAGTGGTCGTGTGCGGTGGCCTTCTTTGCCGCGGCGGCGTGGGTGCCGCCTCTGTGTCAGGTCGAGCCGTTCATGCGCGGGGAAGAGCGCGGCGACGGGGGATGCCACTGGACGTATGCTCCGGGTGAAGCGCCGGCGCCCTGTCATCATAGCGACGATATTGAACTGCGGTCCTACGGCAAGATCATCGAGCCGTTGTGCTGGGTGACGCAGGTGAAGACGCAGCGGGCGGTGCCGGTGCCCTGCCCTGGATGGGCTGTAGACGCGCCAGGGCCGTCGGTGGGCCTCACGGTCTTTCGTCGGGCCTAGTGGCGGTCCCGACTGGGAAGATTGATTTACGGCCCTGCTGGGGGCATGGCCGACGCGGCGGGGATGTGTATTGGCTGCGGCCCACGGCGGATCGGCGGCTGGGACCGAAGTGGCATCATCGGTGGACGCGTCGGGTGACAGATCGGAAACGCAGACTGAGGGAGTTGACATGAAGCTATTCCTGTGGCGGATGTTATACGCGGTCATTTGCGTGCTCATCGCCCTGCTGATTATCCCGCTGTTTCTGAACGTCGTGGGCTTTCCTCTGACGGGGCAAGTTGAGCAGTTGATCCGGTTGATTATCGCGTGTCTCGCGGTGCTCTACGTGTTCTTTGGACCCCCGCCTCCGGCTCCCTGGTAACGCCATGAAAAAGAATCCTCAAGACGCGACACTCCGCAACGTGCGAGCCGCCCATAAGCGGGACCAACTGCTGAAAGATGCCCTGATCAATGCCATCGGGACACTGGACCGGCGCGTGACGGGCACGAATGATGTGCTGGACGGGCTGATCAAGCGGGTGGCTGCGCTCGAAAAGGCTCGGCGCTAGTGGCGCTCAGTCAAAGCTCGCAGACCACGGCCGGCTGGGTGGTCTTCATTGCTGGGATCGGTATGATGGCGGCGATGATGGCCGTGGACATCGCGCAATTGATGAACTGGAATGAGGCGATGACGCCCGCCTTCGTGGGGACCTGTATCGGCCACTTTGGCGCGGTCGTGACGGCCTTCGTCGGCGGCAAACTCATCCCAGAAGGGCGCGATCCGGGCACGCATACACGACAAGAGGACCCCAAACCATGAGACGCCTGTTCGCTTTCGTGCTGTCTGTCGTTGTTCTCAGTAGCGTCACGTTTGGGTGTGCCGGCAACCAGCCGCCCATCCTGACGCCAGGGGCCGCGACGGCGCTGACCAATGGCCTGAATGCCCTGTCGGGTATCCTGCGAGCGCAGAACGCCTCTCCAGCCATCCTCGCGGCGATTAGCGATGCTCAGGTGGCGATTGCCCAAGATGTGACAGGGCACTCGTGGGGGCAGATTACGCGGACCTTGCTAGAGGAACTGTATAGCCAGCTCCCGGCTGACGTGCTTAATCGGCCGGTGGTGTGGGCGAGCTTAGCTGCTGTAGAAATCGTCCTAGCAACCATCGGTGCTTAGCTTCGAGGATCTGGTAGTCGCGCACGGAGGCATAGAGCGCATCATTGAACAGGCGCGCCTCGGCTCGCAGGGTTTCGAGTTCGGCGCGTTCGTCGTCAGTCATGCTGAGCCTTCTTGAAGCAGAGTGTATCCAACTGCACCACAAACTTATCCTGTAGATGCAGCGGACCGAAGCCCAGTAAGTATTGAATGATGATCCGGCAGTTCGCAAATTCGTCCCATATCTCAGCCAGCGCAGGACGTGGCGGCGGGGTGAAGCCGGTATAGCCTCTACGCTCAAGTTCCTGAATCAGGTCGATGGCCTCCGTTCGGCTGGCCTCCCGTGCTTCCTGCTCCGTCTCGAATCCAGTCCGAGAGGTGAAGTGCTCGACGGTCTGCCCATTCGATAGCGTATCTCCCGCCTTCATTCCTGCATTGTAAACCCAAGGGCTTCGGGTTACAATCCCCCCATGCCTATCTCAGTTCATGCGGCCGGTCGCAAGGGGGGCCGGTCTACCTCACCCAAGAAGCAAGCCGCCGCTCGGCTCAACGGGGCCAAGGGCGGACGCCCGCCCAAAAAGAAAATCGTGTCCCATGCAAAATAGCTATTGACAACCCAAAGGCTTGGGTTTAAAGTAAGACCCATGGCACACACATTGAGCGTTCGCATCAAGGGCGTCACGTTCACGGCCGAGTCTCCCGAGTTTCTGCGGGACCAGATGAAGGCGTTCCGTGACGCGCACGGCTACGGGGCGTCAGATATTGGTGGCGAGTGGCCGGTGAAGGGTCACGCTGAAGTCAAGCGCCTGAGCTACAACGGGCGGCTCTGGACCGCCGATCAAAAGGAATGGGTGCGTTCCTAATGGCAAACACACTGACGGCCGCGACCTCTGATGACGTGCTTCGCATTGCGGTGGGGCTGGACGACCTGCGGCGACGGCTGAAGGCTGAAGCCAAGGCGGGCAACTACGACGGGGTGATGGCGATCTACGCCGCCATGCGGGGGATTGAGTTGGACGTGATGAGCCTGACGACGCTGGCGGGGAAGCTGGCGACGGATCTGGTGATGCGATGACGAATATTTCCGAATTGCTTGGCGGTCCAGTTCAACGTGTTCGATTCGAGGGCGCTCACTTTGAAGGGTCATTTCGGATCAAATGTGAAGATGGGGAGCTGATTGTGCTCTGGGCGAATGGCCGGTTGATTTCTGTGACGGTGGTGTCCGAATGACCGCGCAGTTCTGGCTCTACTTCGCCACGGCGCTGCTGATGCTGGCGTTTGTGTGGGGCGTGGTGGACGTGCTGGGGTCTGGCTTACTGCGGGCCTATCGGCGGTATCAGGTGCGGCGAGAATGCCTGAGACAGATGCGCGAACTGGTCAAGCTCTCACCGAAAGCACCGTGGTATGGGGAGGGGGAAGAGGCGCCTGTCTATCTGCCGATTGAGGAGCAGATCAAGTATCAGCAGCAACTGAATCACCATGTCTCGTCCATCGTGGAACAGATCGCGTTAGCCAAGGATCAGACGAATACGCGGCGGTATCAGGTGCGGAAGGAGTTTAAATGAGAGGCGACTGGTTCTCATTGGACCCGAACCATCAGTGGAATGAGCAGCGCGGACACTTTGGATTGGAGGCACCGATGACGACGAATGACAAGGTAGCCGTGGAGGCCTATACCGAAGGGGTGCGCCGCGCCAAGATGATTGAGGCCGCGAAGACGCCGCTGGATCATCTGGTGATTGCGGCAGAGCGGGCGTTGGCGTATTTCGAGGCGCATGCGGCGGGACGCTACATCGGAGACCACGAGGATCTGCAGGCCGGGGCGGAATTGTCGCGGGCGCTGCGCGCCTATTACGAGGAATCCGGCAAGACGTTTGCCCAGAAGGTGCGCGAGAACCTGCCGCTGCCGCCGTTTCCGATTCTGCCGGGGGGCAAGTTTCTACCAAAGAGGGGGGAGTAATGGACATTCGGAATGAGTTTCCGTCGAAACATCTGAGCGCGAAGGATCTGGGCACGAATCAGCCTGTCGTGGTGATTGACCACGTCGAGCGGGAGAAGGTTGGGCGAGCACAGGACAGCAAGCCGGTGCTCTACTTCGCCGGCAAGGACAAGGGGCTGGTGCTCAACAAAACGAACGCCAACAAGATTATCGAGTTGAGCGGGTCGGCGGTGACGGAGGAGTGGACCGGCTTTCGGGTCATTCTCTACGCCACGACGTGTGAGTTCGGTGGGGAGCAAGTGGAATGCGTAAGGATCAAGGCCGCCAAGCAGAACGGGGCGGCTCCCAAGCCGGCGCCGGTTCCCGCGGCGGAAGTGTTCAGCCATGACCATGCCGACGAAGACGACGTCCCTTTCTAAATCCGTCACGGTGAAGATCCAGCGGGTGGGGGAGAGTCCCACCCGCGTGCCGGGGCTGCGGGCGTTCACGATTGACGCGGCGCCGGACCTCGAGCGGCCGGAAACCTTGGGGCTGCAGTTTCAGACGGTCGATGCCTGGAAAGCGACGCTGTGCGACCGGGCGCGGCAGACGGGTCGGCCGGTGCGGGTGACGTGGAAGCGGACGCCGTATGGCAAGACGCTGACGAAGGTGCAGTTTGTGGAGCGCACATGAAGCTGATTCTGAGCGACCAACTCAAGGCGAAAGTGGCGGGCATGGCGAAGCCGGACTGCCCGGATTGCAGCGGGGAGGGCTGGTATACGATTTCGTGGAACAACAGCCCTGACCGCGAGGATGAGACCATCTGCGAATGCGTCCTGCAGCACGAAGACGGGCCACGGCTTGAACACGACCTCCTAAGCCGTGGCATCGCTGATGATGGCGCGACAGAAGATTGTCCTGCCGAGTGGTTCGATGGCGGCTTTGCGGAGAACCACTGAATGCTTGCCTTTCCTAAGCCTTCCCCCACGCGGGACCGCATCGACCAGAAGCGGGACCAGGACAAGAAGCTGCGAGACGCCATTGTGGCGGTCTGGGCGCGGGATGGCTCGACGTGTCGGGCCTGTGGGCGGCGGGTGCGGCGCAGCAATAGCGGGGTGGCGCTCCGTGGTCACGTGCACCATGTGGTCAAACGGTCACAGTCCAAGAGCCTGCGGAGCAACCCGGATAATCTGCTGCTGTTGTGCTCAACCTGTCACGCGGATGTGCATACGTATGACCTCGTGATTTTCGGCACGGTGGGGCATTTCACGTTCTCGAAAGCGAGGCGGCAGTGACTGTCAGATACTCGGTGACCTTCGAATTTGACCTGCGGGCACCGTTGACGGCTACAGGCACGGTTACAGCCGCTAGTGCTGCCACATGCTTCGCTCGGGCGGTGCGGGAGGCCCAGAAGGCCGCGAAGCCCGTGGCGTGGACATCGGTGGTCTGCGTGCTTCTAGATCGGGCAGATACGCGAGCAGCGGCATGATGGCCTTTCTGGCGCGCCTGTTCCCCAGCCGCTCGTCCTACGTGTCGCCTGAATGGCTGGATGCCTTGGCGAACCGGGGGAGCACGGAGGGGTGGACGGAGGCGCCGCGGATTGACTGGCGGGTGAACACCTACAGTGGGCCACGGACGCGCCAGGATGCCCCACAGGAGCCGTTGACGATGGTTTCGACCGCAAGCCCGGATAAGTGTCTGGTCTTCACTGGCGGGGCGGCTTACAAGCGGGAGGGGGGAGAGTGGACACGGCTATGACGCAGGGCACCCTGAGCTACACGCCGAAGTTTTTGAACCCCACCAGCCTGACGGGGCGGGTGTATGCCCTCCTGGACGCGCACCGAGGGCAGTGGGTGGACGGGCGCGAAATCATGCAGGTTGGCGGGTATGCGGGGTGGTCGGCGCGGGTGCGGGATCTGCGGAAGCTGGGGTATGTCGTGGAGCAGCGGGATTACCGGGTGGAGCGGGACGGGCGGAAGTTCACGGTGACGGAATACAGGTTGATCTGATGGTGCATCACTTGAATATGGATCACGCGCCGGCCTGCATTGCGGTCACTCGGGAGGTCTTCGGGTGCCAGGAGACCGTCATCCCTCCCGAGATGGCCTTAACTGATGCGATGTGGGACGCCATGGACACGTTGTCGGCTCGAGAGGCTATTGCCTTACGTGCTCGGTTTGGCTTCTGGGCCGGTGCAGAGCGGCAGACCTACGCGGTGATTGGGACGCATTTTGGCGTCACGGGGCCACGGATTGCGCAGATTGTGAATAAGGCGCTGCGGAAGATGCGGCATCCCTCACGGTCGCGGTGTCTGCGGAAGCTCTTACATCCCGATGGTGTTCCTGAGCCTGTCTGGTAAAGCTCCGCGCTACGGGAGGAGAGTCCTAGGGCGCTTGGACGTGCCGCCGGTCGCGTGGAGACTACCGGCACCTCTTCTCCAACCCTGCTCAGGTGCAACTGATGCAGGTGGTCGCCAGCACGCGCCGGGTCGTGCGGAGAATACCCGGCACCTACATCTTGTGGCTTGACTCCGCGAGAGCAGAGGCGTAACTTTCCGCTTGACCTGTAACGCAGTTTTCGTTACCGTAACGCACCGTGTATAACAAGTTGTTTACCAAGATTCTCGACTCCTCGATCTGGTTGGAAGACAACCCCACGCGGATTGTCTGGTTGACGTTCATCGCGGCCATGGACGAGCACGGCTTCTGCTCGTTCGCGTCTGCCGCCAATGTGGCGCGGCGAGCGGTTGTCACGCTGAAGGAAGCCAAGACAGCGATTGAGAAGTTCGAACGGCCGGATCCTGATTCTGGTGATTCCGATAATGAAGGCAGACGTTTAGAGCGTGTCCCTGGTGGCTGGATCGTGCTCAACGCGACGAAGTATCGGGACATGGTGACGCGGGCGATTGTGCAGCAGCAGACCCGCGAACGGGTGCGGAAACATCGGGCCGGAAAGGCACGTAACGCACAAAACGTTACAAGCCAAAACAGTAACGCAAACGTAACGCCATCAGAAGCAGTATCAGAAGCAGTATCAGTAAATACAGAACAAGCTAATCAGAGAGAACCGAGAAGGCTTGTCGATCCTGAGTTACTGAAGAAGGCTGCGAAGGCGACGAATACCGGACGGAGCACCCGTGTGCGCTTTAGGTAAACAGGACCATCGGGGTCAGTGGCAGCTTGATCCGAACGAGCCGCCGTTCTCGCAGGACGAACTGGAGCAAGCCTTGCGGATGCGTCGTCTCTCGCTGCCGCTTCCGGGTCGTCCTGATAATTGCCCGCATCGGGTGCTGTGTCCTGACGTGACGACCTGCGTGGAGAATATCGCATGGTTTCTCCGCTACTCCCACGCTATCAACGAGATAGAGCCATTATGAGTTGCTGCAAGAAGCAGGATGAGGCTCGGGCATGAAGCAGGACATGGAACGGCCTATCGGGACCGTGGTGGGCCGGTTCAATCTCTGGAGTGTCGGCCAGCAGGAAGGCGTGTGGATTGATGTGGACATTCCACCTGAGGCATGGGACCAGTTGGACATGCAGGGCATTTGTGACCGCTATGTGTATCCGGCGGCTCTGTCGCTGATTGTTCGCCTCGTGGAGAAGGCGAAGTGAGAAAAGCCGGTCGCAAGGATTCAACCCAAGCCGCCATTGTGTCGGCGTTGCGGGCCATCGGCTGCGAGGTGCTGGGAGTATGAACGTTGGTCGCCCGCGTCGTATCTGGCCCTTACAGAAATGTATTGAGTGCCTGACGATGTTCACGCCTCGCAAGGCCGGCCAGCGTTATTGCACGAAGGCTTGCTTTTTTCGGAGATGTGCGCGGCTTCGGCGCCGAAAGTGTGCGACCTGCGACCTGCCTTACGAGGCTGGCAAGTCTACCCAGATTACGACCTATTGTTCGCGGGCCTGCATGGCTGAAGGGTATCGGCACAACATGAAAATGCGGGGGCGCAAGGACAACAATCACGACGCAATCAAGGAAGCGTTTGAGAAAAACGGGTGTGACGTGCTGGACCTATCGGCTATGGGGCAGGGAGTGCCCGATCTGTTGGTGCATTACGCTTACGTATGGCATGCCGTGGAGGTCAAAAACCCGAAGACAAGCTATGGTCGCAAAGGGCTAAATAAGAACCAGTTAGCTTTACGAGACCGCGTTGGCGGTTCTATTGAAATCGTGAAGACCATCGAGGAGGCATTTGCGATGGTCAAGCGGTGGAGACATGAGGCGGCAGCATGAAGCGGCGGGCGTGGTTTCCGGTGGTCTCGAGCGTCGATGAGGCGCTGGCGCTGTTTGGAGTCAAGCATGGCTGAGACCTACCGGGACGGCGTGCAGATGGAGCGGTGCCTGTTCTGCGGGCAGGCCGTGCGGGCGACTGACGGGGCGCCGGTCGTGGTGGTGTTAGCCTCTGACCTTGAGCAGATTCTCAGGTTGCGCGTGACGGGTGGGATAGCCGACGAGGACGTGTGTCTGCGATTACTCAATGCCTTGGGTCTCAATGCCACGCAACTCGTGCGTCGGGCACAAGCCGAAGCCATTGCCGCGCATGTCCGCACCGACCGATCAGGGCTGTTGATTGAGGAGTAATTCGATGCCGAGGACATCCGCCCCGCTTACCGTGGAAAGAGGCTTAGTGTTCACGGTAGCGATTGATGCGGATCTGCCCTACATCATCGACTTGGAGCACAAGAACAAGGAATCGTTGGGCTTTCTGCCGTCGATGGCGATTCAGCAGCGGATCTCCCGCGGTCGGGTGTTTATTGGCCGTCTCAATGGCGCACCGTTCGGCTATCTGCTGTTCGATTACCGGGATGGCGTCGTGAACGTGCTGCAAGCCTGTATTCAATACGATGCGCGTCGGGCGCTCTATGGGGCTGCGCTGTATGGATGGGCGCTGAATCAATGGCAGGCACCACGGGTGCGGCTGAAGTGCGCGGCGGATTTAGAAAGCAATCTCTTCTGGCGAAGCCTTGGACTGATCTGCGTTGGGGTGAAGGATGGCGGGAGTCGGCGCAAGCGAAAGATCAACATCTGGAATCACTTTCTGAAGGCCAACGTGATGCTCTTTCAGCCAGCCGATCTGGTGGTGGCGCCTTCGTTTCAGCGACGTGAAGATTGCCACGATACCGAGACTGGTTTTCTGCTTTCGGCTCCTGCCGGGTTCGATGATCTTGGAAGTCTCGGCAAGTTGGCGTGGTCAAATAGGAAATCGTGATGTCAATGACTACAGGACCGCTCACCGTGGAACCGTCCGTCATCACGCGGGATGGCGATTGGAGTGTCTACGATAGTTCAGATAATTGGGTCGCCAGCTTCAAGTCGGACGCCGACGCCCGCGCCTTCGTGGCGCTGCCCGCGCTCCAATACTCAGTTAAGCGAGCACTCGAACTACTAGAAGGCGATACCTTTGGCAACGTGCAAGCGGCGATAGTTGTTCTTACAGATGCCCTCGCGCAGGCCGACGGCCCCGCCCCCAAGGAGTAGCGAGATGACCTTTCGCCTTCCTTTCAGGAATCTTTCTGGCGCCTTATTTTCCCTATTGACATACCTAAACGCTTAGGTAATACTCTCTGTATGGTTACCGCAAACAACGTCAACGCCGCCAAGGGGGCCACCATGACTCGCACTTTTGATGCAGGACGCAAGGCTCAGGGCTTCACCTCTCAGGCGCATCTGGATGCCTTCTTTGCCAGTTTTGACCATGTTAAGTCCTGCGCCGATTGCCACGCCCTCAACGGATACGCCTTACTGGACGACGGGCTGCAACCGACGCAGGGCGAATGCCGCGAGGCTAAGCGGCTACTCGCGATTGAGTGGGCTTTCTAAGTGGCCCGCAAGAATCCGCATGCGGTCGCGCTTGGCCGGAAGGGTGGCCGCGTCACGAGTGCGGCGAAGGCGGCAGCCGTGCGCCTGAATGGTCTCAAGGGCGGGCGTCCCAAGAAGGCGACACGTTGATGACGGCCCATGATCACGGCCATTGCGAGTTATGCGACCAGCTTGAACGCGAAAATGCCGTCGCTATTACGCATCTCCGCTCGGTCGTTGAAGCCTTATCCACACAAGAACCGAGATTGGACGTGATTCGCAGCTTGGAGCGTGTCATCAAGAGCTTGGCTTATAGCCAGTCACCTGTAGGGGACGTGTGAACCTCTTCAACTTCGGACGGGCGAACCGGCTCGGACTGACCAAGATTGTGGATGATGCGAACTTCGACCATCAGCATGGGTGGTGGCTGAGTGGCCGACTACTTGGAATGTATATCAGCATCTTTATTCCGTGGTCAGATGGCCACTCGCAGGAGCAGTGATGAGAGGGGTCTGCATCTTTTGTAAATGTGTCGTGCCGATGCGAAAGAGCAGCCATTGCCTCTTGAAGCACACGATCTGGATCAGTGGACGCTTCGAGACGTGCCCTGGCAGCGGCAGTTACGGCCAAGAAGTCGCGTCCGACGGCCCCAAGGAGCAGCTATGAGCCGACTTCAATTAGCGATCTGGGCGTCTGGGTTCCTTTGTGGCGGCTTGTTTAATTACTGCATTATGCGGGCGATTGATCGCATTCGAGCACGCCGTGAGAACCCGCATCCATATATTCGCGGCGGGCACTGAGAGGACCGACCCTGCATGAGCACGCTGTTTAACTTCGGCGGGTGGGTGATCTGCGGCCTCTTGATTCTGATCTGTGTGATAGACATGAAGGTGAGGTAACCGATGACCGCCGCGTCCCGCCCCCCTGACCAACTAGAGGCCCACGCGGAGCCGCCCGCGAAGCCGCATAAGCGTCCGCAACGCTGTGCGCTGTGCGGAGCGTTCTATCCATTGTTCAAAGAGAACGAGAACAAGGTGACGTGTAAACACTGCGGCATCGAATGGTTTCGATCATGAGCGCGTCCCGCCCCCCTGACGACACCCCGCCGCCATTCGATCAGGCAGAAGCGGAAGCACTTGTGACCGCCCTTGATGATGTGAAGGCGGGACGCATCCGGCCGCTTGATGAGATTCGTGCGGGCGCGGCCAAGCCCGTCGCCCCTGACGACACCCCGCCGCACGAGGGGGATCCAGTTGAGTTGGATTATCAGCTTCTCTTGCGGCTAAAACTCGCCGAGGCCGAAGTCACCCGGCTCCGCGAGAGCGACAAAGTTGTGCCGCCGACCTGCACTTGTTGGCTAGGCAAGCGCGATGCGACTTTCGGCAGTTCCGAAGAACGGTATTATTGCCGGGTTCACGGTGATGACACCCCGCATTGGCAACCGATTGAGACGGCTCCGAGGGAACGTTATGTCCTACTCACGGAAGTCACCGAGCCAAGCGCGTCAGACCTGCATCAGCATCCAGACTCCCAGCCAATAGCGCGGACCACGGTTGGCCGACTGGCGCATTGGGACGGTGAGTGGCGATGGGAACGCTATGGCATCGGCAACATCTCGACTCGGCGGTTGACGCACTGGATGCCGCTACCGGAGCCGCCTAATGTCTGACATTGAGCCGTCCGTCGCCCCTGACGACACCCCGAGAGCGAGGCTCTTTGTTTACGAGTATTCGGAGTCGGATGGCGACTGTGGTGTTTATTTCCAGCGTTTATTTGCTACACGGGAATTAGCTGAACGTCACGCGAAGCTGTTCGGGTCAGCGTATGGATCTGTTTCTCAAGTCGAAGTAGAAACCCAACCGTCAACCGCCAAATATCAATATCAGGAGAAGCGAGACGAGCACAAAAGCGACCGTCGCCCCGCCGTGACGGATATTGGCACGCCAGTCTGGTGTAGTAGCTGCGGGCATCGGTGGGATCGACCGCTGCACGGAGCCGAGTTGTGCGGCGATTGCTGGCGGAAAGCACAGGACCTTGTGGCGGCTTTAGGATACATGAAAACAGCCCTCGCTAAAGCTGATGCGGAGATCGCTAAATTACGATGTCAAACCCATGACTGAGCCGGTCCCCCTGACGACACCACACAGAAAGATGACAAATGAAGATGACCTGTGATTCCTGTGGCGCAGATACTTCGCGTGAATGCGCGTGGCTCATTGAAACGCCGAATAGCACCTATTGGGACGGCCACTTTCTCGACGGAAAAGGCTTCACGCCTAAAGTGGCTGACGCGGTTCGTTTCTCTCGGTTTCAGGATGCGGAAGCCGTCAAGCACTGGCTGCTCGGCACGTTCGCGTGGACACTACGGACGGCTCAGCACTGCTGGGTTGATTCGGTGCCTCAATGAGCGAGCCGCCCGTCGCCCCTGACGACACCCCCACACGCCTCCAGCGCCTCCTATTTGAGGCTGGCGATGATGAAGTCGGACCTGCCTGTTCACGCGTTGAGGTGCCTCCGACGCTCGTGATGGACCCGGCGTTTCGGGAACCCTACGTGCAGGGGTATCGCCACGCGCTGTGGGATGCCCGCATGGCTGAAAAGGCCGAAGTCTCCCGTCTCCGCGAGGAAATGGCCCCTCTCTACAACACGGAGCAGTGGTTGAGGTGGTGTGACATCAGAGTCCTCGAACGCGCTGAAGCCGCCGAGGCCGAAGTCTCCCGTCTCCAGCAGGAGAACGCCTTATTCAGACGCAGCCTGGAGATGCTGACGAAGCAGTTAGACGAGAAGGACGAGCGTATTGTTGAGCTAGAAACACTGACGCAGATGTGATGATGCAGTTGTATACTTCGGTGCCGCTTGTCTAAGCACGCCCCCCGCGGACCCGTGAAGGTGCATACAGACCCTATGGACGGCACAAACCCCATAGATGCCCCATTTACGCCCTGCACGGCGCACAGCCGCTCCGGCAACCGCTGCAAGCGTCGGCCCATCCCTGGCGGTGCCGTCTGCTACATGCACGGTGGGGCGGCTCCGCAGGTCCAAGCCTCTGCCAAAGAGCGCCTGATGGCCTTGCAACCCTTGGCGATTCAGACCTTAGCGAAGCTCTTAGCGCGGGACGAGTTCCCCACGGTGCAGCTCGGGGCGAGCAAGGATGTGCTCGACCGCACCGATGGTAAAGCCTTTGAGCAACCCCAGGAACTGAACATCACCATCAACATCGTGGATGTCCTGAAGCAGCGCCATGCTCGACGCCTCACGGCTTAGTCCCACTGACGAACTGGCCTTAGCCGAATGGGCCAGAGACTGCGCCGAAGACCCCCTGCGCTTTGTGTTGGAAGCCTACCCATGGGGTGAACCAGGACCCCTGAGCCAGCATGACGGCCCTGATACGTGGCAGCGCGCCTTCCTCGAGGACCTCGGCCGGGAGGTCAGGACACGAGCCTTTGACGGCGTGACGCCCGTGCAGCCGATCCGACGGGCGGTCTCCAGCGGTCACGGCATTGGCAAGTCCGTCATGGTGGCGTGGCTGGTGGATTGGATCATGTCTACCCGGCCCTACTGTAAGGGGACCATTACCGCGAACACCTTTACCCAGTTGGAGACGAAGACCTGGGCCACGGTCCAGCACTGGACGGGCCTGTGTATTACGGCCCCGTGGTTTGCGGTGGTGGCGAACCGGATGTATCACCGGCAATATCCCAAAAGCTGGTTCTGCGCGCCGCAGTCCTGCCGGGAAGAGAACAGCGAAGCCTTCGCCGGCCAGCATGCCGCAGATAGCACGTCCTTCTACATCAACGACGAAGACTCGGCCGTGCCCGACAAGATCCACGAGGTCAGCGAAGGCGGATTAACCGACGGGGAGCCGATGCAGTTCCTGTTCGGCAACCCCACGAGGACCACGGGCGCCTTCCATGCGGCGTGCTTCGGGGTGCAGCGCTCACGGTATGTCGTGACCGTGGTGGACAGCCGGGAGAGCCGGTTTACCAACAAGACGCAGATTGCGGAATGGGCGCAGGACTATGGCGAAGGTTCAGACTTCTTCCGTGTTCGTGTGCTCGGCTTGCCGCCAGCGGCTTCGGACCTCCAGTTTATTGATACGGCGACCGTTGCGGCGGCCCAAGCCCGGGCAGTGCTCGCTTTGCCGGACGAGCCCCTTATCGCCGGCCTCGACCTCGCGAGGGGAGGCTCAGACGAGTGCGTCATCCGCTTTCGTCGCGGTCCAGATGCGCGTTCTATCCCGCCGATCCGTGTCCCTGGAGCGCAAGCGCGGGACAGTATGAAGATGGTCACGCTGGCGGCTGATGTCCTGACGCGGGACTACGCCGGCCAGAAGGTGGCGAAGCTCTTCGTGGATGCGACCGGCGGCAGTATCGGCGGCCCGATTGCGGACCGGCTTCGGCAGTTGGGCTATGACAACGTGATTGACGTGCAGTTCGGTGGGGAGAGCCCTGACCCGAAGCTCGCCAACATGCGAGCGTATATGTGGTCCAAACTGCGCGACTGGTTGCCGCGGGGGGCGATTGACAGCACCTCGGCGCTCGAGATGGATCTGACCGGGCCAGGGTATACCCATGACAAGCAGGATCGGGTGCTCCTAGAATCGAAAGAGAACATGAAGAAGCGCGGGGTCGATAGTCCGGACGACGGGGACGCCTTGGCCCTGACGTTCGCGCAGCCGGTGCGGGTCGCCATGCCTATGCCAGCGCCCTATCGGCCCCGCGTTGGGTGGACATAGAACAGGTGTATACTGCCGTGCCAGTGGACCCCTATCAGGCGCTGAAGACCACGGATACGTGGCAGCCGGCGAAGCTGCAGGTCGCGGAGCGTGACGATCTGCCGGCGCAGGTGGCGCTACTGACCGAACGCATCGCGGCCCTTGAGCGCCGGTATGCCCGGCTTGAGGAGCACATCCACTTCACGAAGGAACAGATTGCCGGCGTGGGCACGGTGGAGATTAGCGGCCATGAGTCCTGACGAGCGGCAAGCCATCTGGGTCAAGGCGATTGAGCAGTTGCTGAAGCTGTCCCGCGACGATAAAGCCTTCCTGCGGCAGATCCACATCTCTCCGGAGTAGCCATGCCCGCCAAGTCGCGTAGTCAGCAACGCCTCATGCAAGCCGCGGAGCACGGGGCCACGTTCCCGATGGCTGAGAAGATCCGGTCGTCCATGACCCACGACCAGATGCACGACTTTGCGGTGGGCTCAGAGAAGGGCAAGCCTGAGCACGTCAAGAAGGCGCGGATGAGCAAGCCCGCGGCCGACCCGAACCACGAATCCTACGCCTATGACTGGCGGGCGCAGCAGCATCCGCATCGCAATCTGGGCAAGTTCCTGCACAAAGCGAAGTAATGGGGCGTGAGGCTCGAGCGAATCCGCGCAGTGCAGACGGTGGGAAGCTCCCGCGCAGCCTGTTTACGGCTCGCCTCTCCCGGTTCTCGCAGCATTTCAAGACGCGCACCGAGTATGACGCGTATGTGGCGCAGGTCGAATTGACGGACGCGGAGCGCCGGTTGGTGGAGTCATTGCTGCCCGAACGCCTCCGGGTCACGGAGTCCTGATGGCTGAGAATCCCGGCCGCCCCCTCCCAGCGCGTCAATCCAGCGGCTCTGCAGAGGATGACGCCCTGCTCGTGGAACTCCGCGAACGGTATACCTACGGCCTCGACCAGTGGAAGCCCATCCGGGATGCCGCCAAAGAAGACATGCGGGTGGTGGGCGGGGATCCGTGGGCGCCCAAGGACCGTCGGGCGCGAGAGGACGCCGGCCGGGTCTGTCTGTCGCTCGATGAACTGCACCAATACTTCAATCAACTGATCAACGAGGTCAGAGCCAACCCGCGGGCGCCGAAGTTTGATCCCACGGGCAACGGGGCGAACGCGCAGACCGCCGAGTTCTACCAGGGCAAGATGCGGGAGATTGAGTATCGCTCGCAGGCGCAGATTGCCTATACGACCGCCTTTCAGAACGCGGTGCATCAATCTTACGGCTGGCTGCGGTTCAATACCAAGTATCAGCCCAAGGGCTTCGTGCAAGACCTGTGGATTGACAGTATCGAGAATCCAGACCTCGTGCTGTCAGACCCCGATGCCCTGCGGCCGTCATCCAGCGACCAGAGTTACCTGTTCTATCTGCAGTCGCGGAGCATCAAAGAGTTTCGCCGGGAGTTCCCGAAGGCTGAGGTGACCAACTTCACGCCCGAAGTGGTGAGTCAGGCACCGGCCTGGATTACCCCGGAGCGCGTGCAGGTGGCGGAATACTGGGTGGTGGAGCCGGTCACAAAGGAACTCGTCCTGCTGCAGTTGCCCAATGGGCAGACGCAGGGCTTCTACACCGACGAACTCGAGCAGATGCCGACGAATGGCGCGAAGGTCGTGGACCGCCGGCAGGAGCAAGTGCCCGAAGTCTGCATGTATCTGACCAACGGGGTTGAGATTCTGAAGAAGCCGGGGCAAGAGAAGCGGCAGCGGTGGGCCGGCAAATACATCCCGTTTGTGTCGTGCTTCGGGATGGTGATCTATGTGGATGAGGGGTCGGGCCCGAAGCGCAAGATCCTGAGCATGACGCGGCTGGCCCGCGATCCCTACATGCTGTATTGCTACTACCGGACGTGCCAGGCGGAACTCGTGGGGATGACCCCGAAGATTCCCTACTTCGTGCGGCGAGGGTCGCTCAAGCCTGATCAACTGGCGAACCTTGCGAAGTCACTCCACGAGCCTATTTCCGTGATTGAGGTGGAGGCGTTCATCGACGGCATGCCCGGTCAGGCGCCCGAATTTCCCGTCCGCAACCCGTATGAGCCGTTCATCCAGAATCTGGAGATTGGCGCGGAGGCGGCGCGGCGGGCGATTCAGGCGGCGATGGGGATCAGTCCCTTGCCCACGCAGGCGCAGCGGCGGAATGATAAGTCTGGCGTGGCGCTGCAGCAGATTGAGTCCTCGCAGCAGAAGGGGTCGTTTCACTTTATCGACCACTACAACGAGATGCTGCACCAGGGCGCGGTGATTGTCGAAGACCTGATCCCGAAGGTCTATGACACGCCCCGCGAGGTCGGGGTTCGGGACGCGAAGGACAACGCCAAGACGGTCAGCATCAACAACCCCCAGATGCAGCGCAAGGGCGACATGCCGAACGGCGTGGCCGGGGATCATACCGTCACCATCTCGGAAGGTCCCGCCTTTGAGAGCCAGCGAGCCGAGGGCGCGGCGTTTACCGATACGCTCGTGAGCAATCTGCAGATGATTGCGCAGGTCTCCGGACCGAAGGCTGCGGGGGCGGTGCTCGGGCTCGCGGTGAAGCTGAAGAATCTGGGCGAGATTGGCGATGAGATTGCCAAGATCGTGACGCCTCCGGAGTATGCGGAGCAGGACGGCCAAGACCAAATTCCGCCCCAGATTAAGGCTGCGTTGCAGCAGATGGGGCAAGAGAACCAGCAACTCAAGCAGGCGATCCAGTCGAAAGTGGCCGAGAAGCAGGCGGAAGCGCAGGCCAAAGGCCAGATTGACATGCAGAAGCAGCAACTGGAGGGGCAGCAGAAGCTCCAACAGTTGCAGCTTGAGCAGCAAGGCAAGGAACGGCTCGCGTGGATCCAGCAGACCGCCCAGATTGCGATTGCCGGCGCCAAGATTGACGCCGAAGAGGCGCGGACGTTCGTGGATGCCGCGGAAAAGGGCTCCGCGAAGGCGCTCGACCTCCACATGGAGCACCTCGCGCATGTGCAGGATGCGGTCCATGCCACGGCGCAGATGACGCATGAGAAGGCGCTGAGCGAGCAGGAGCATGAGCAGGCACTGCGGGAGGCCCAAGTTGGGCAGCAGCACGCGCTCGAGCAAGCCGACCAGGGGCAGCAGCATGCCTTGGAGCAAGGGCAACAGGCGGCGGATCTGGCCCCTGAGCCTGCCGAGCCGTCGGCATGATGAGCCTGCCGTTGCTCGAACGGCGGCGGGCGGTGATCATCTCGGATCTGCTGCTGAAGGTCGAAGTGAGCGACTGGCATGGTGTGGCGGACGCGGCGATGGATCTGCGGGAGATTGATGTGGCGATCAAACTCCTGAATAGCGACCGCAAACCCGTGTATACTTCGTGACCATAAACCTTGGATAGAAAGTAACCAGCATGGCCGACGAACCGATTGCCGCCTCGTCAGCGGTCGCTGAGACGCCTGTTGCACCTGAGTCGCCCGTCCTTCCGAATCTCTCGGGGATGAGCTCGGCGCAAGTGGCGGAATGGCGCAAGACCGGCGAAGCCCCCAAGACGGAAGAAGCGGACTCGTCTACCGCCGAACCTGCCGCGCAGGTCGCCTCGACGGAGGTTGCTACCACGCCCGCCTCGGAACCGGGCTCACCGAAGAAGAAGAACGCCGAGAGTCGGAAGCCGGAACTGCAAGCCGAGATTGACGGACTGCTCAAGATCCGCGCTCAATTGCGGGCCGAAGTCCAAGCACCCGTCCCGGTCAGCCGCCCAGATGTGCAACCGGTCGCCTCATCGCCGACCGCGGCCTTTCCTGATTACGATACGTGGAGCACGCAGCAGCCAGCCGGCTCGGATATTCGCTATGAAGTCTATAGCGCCGAGTTTACGCTGGATGTGGCCGCCCGGAAGCAGCAAGTCTATGCGGATCAGCAAGCCCGCGAGGCGGCGCACCGGGAAGCCACGGAGTTGCAGAGCGCCTATCGTCAAGCCGCAGAGACCTTCGTGACGGACCATCCCGACTACTGGTCGGTGGTGAATCCGATTACGCAGCATCTGCCGGTGCAGAACGCGACGACGGAAGCGATGGGCGAGGTGATTGCCCGGTCTGCGAGCCCGCCGCACCTGCTCTACCATCTCGGCACGCATACAGACGAGTTTCAACGCATCCTGAGTTTGCCGCCGGCCCGTGCCGTCTACGAACTCGGGAAGATTGAGGCGAGTCTGACGCCTTCCTCGGTGCCATCTGTCCCTCGGACGAGTGCCCCGCCGCCTCCGCAAACGTTGTCTACCCGCGCTGTCGCGCCCGTGGATGATGTCGATGCGGCGCTGGCGTCTGGGGACTTTCGTCGCTACAAGGCCGCGCAGAATGCGCGAGATGTGGCGGCACATAGATAGGCGGCTCCGATGCCGACAACGAACTCCTGGAATGTCGTCGATTGGCTGACGACTGAAGGGCTCCGACTGCTCACGAACAAACTGGCCGTGGCCCAGTTTGGCAACACGAACTACAACAAGGAATTCACGCGGGACTTCGCGGTCGGGGAAACCGTCCGTGTCCCCCGTCCGTTCCAGCCGACGATCCGCACCGGCCTCGGGTATAACCCGCAGGCGGTGACACGCATCTACACCACGGTCACCGTCGATCAGATCTTCGGCGTGGACCTCGAGTGGGATGACGTGCAGAAGGCGCTCGAAGTCACCCGCCCCGATGCGCAGCTCCGCGATCAGGTGCTCGATCCCTGCATGTCCTACATCGCGCAGGAGATTGACAGCCGGTTCACGCAGTATGCGTATCAGCATGCCAACAACGTCGTTGGGGTGCTCGGGACGGACCCGACCTCGACCACCATCACGATGCAGGCCCGTCAGCGGCTGATTGAGAAAGCCTGCCCGCCGTCGGGCAACAAGGGCTTCATCATTCCGCCCTCGGTCAACACCTCGCTGACCCCGGCGATCCAGTCCCTGTTCCAGCCCGACGACGAAGTGTCGCGGCTGTTCAAGGAAGGGTCTCTCGGTCGCCTGAGCGGATTCAAGTGGTATGAGAGCATGAGTCTCTACAGCCACACCGCTGGCACGTGGGCCGGCGCCGTGACCATCACGACCACGATGGCGAGCGGCGATACGACCATTGCCGTGACCTGCACCAACGGCGACACGTTCAAGAAGGGTGACAAGATCGGGATTACCGGCTTCTATGCCGTCAACCCGATGACCCGTCGCACGACCACCACGGCGACGACGATGCAGGTCACGGTGCTTGCGGACGTGACGGCGTCGGGCACCTCGGCCACGCTGAGCATCTCGCCAGCGATTTACGGCCCGGGTTCGCCGTATCAGAACGTGAACGCGCTGCCGACGGCGACGACCGCGCTGGTCCTCTGGCCGGGCACCACGAGCCCCAACGGCAAAGTGGGCAAGGTCGGGCTGGCGATTCATCCCGATGCGTTCGCGCTGGTCGGGGTCAAGCTCGAGACGCCGAAGGCGGTCGAAATGTCCTCACAACAGCGGGATCCCGACACGGGGATCAGCATCCGCTTTGTGAAGGCGTGGGACCCTGTTCAATCGAAGATGATCCACCGGTTCGATGTCCTGATGGGCTTCGGATCCCTGTATTCGGACAACTGCGCCGTCGCCATCGCGTGCGGTTAAGAGGAGAATCACATGTCAATGCCTTACGGATCGGGTTTCTCCCCGCTGACCGGCGAACCACGGATGGGAATGATTCCCGTCCCGACGCGGATCGCCACAGCGATGACGCTGACGACCGGCGGCGGGGTCCGCACGCTGACCGCAGCGGAAGTGCTCGGCGGCGTGCTCATCGTGAACTGCGACGATGCCCAGACGGCGAACCTGCCGACGGGCACACTGCTCAATGCGGCGCTGCCGGGTTGCTCGGTGGGTGCTTCGTTCGAGCTGGACGTGGTGAACGTGGGTGATACCACGCTGACCATCGCGGTCGGCACGGGTGGCACGTTGGTGCAGGGCAACAGCAAGAGCACCGTCGCGACCATCGTGGCGCAAGCCTCGAAGCGGTTCGTGATCATCGTCACGGGCGTGACGCAAAACGGAGACGCCTCGGATGCCTACCAGGTCATCGGGATGGGATCCATTGCGGCGTCGAACGCCTAGTGTCGGATCTGACGTTTCCCCGTCACGTCTACTGGCGTGGCGGGGTCTTTCTCATCGTGCAGACTGTGTCTGCGTATGAGGCGGCGGTGCAGGCCGGTGGCCTGGACGCCCCCTCGCCAGACTGGCCTGCGCCGGATGGGTATCGGCTGATCACGGATCTGCCGACTCAACCGGCGCATGATGAACCGAAGAAACCACGCGGGAGACCGCGGAAGACGGAGACCTAAATGGGTCAGATCACGATTCGCGGCGGGGGCGTGTTCACCTCGAAAAACATCGAGGACATCAACGCCAACTTCACGGAACTTTACGGCGGAGCGGGCGGCATTACGGGTCCCACAGGCGGCACGGGTCCCACCGGTGCCACAGGCCCATCGACTGGCGTCACCGGTCCCACTGGTGTCACCGGCCCGACGGGTCCTGCAACCGGCGTGACCGGACCGACGGGCGCAACCGGCGCCACCGGACCGACAGGCCCCTGAGATGTTGGTCACGTCTCGAGCCATCGCCGCCTCGGCGGCGTATGAACTCGGCACCCTCGGCCAAGGCGAAACGATGTCCGCAGCGGATCTGGCCCAATGGCTGGATCTGCTGCGGGCCCTGCTCAACGCCTGGAATGCGGATCGACGCGCCGTGTATGCGACCGCGTTTGATACGTATACGCTCGTGCCGAATCTCT